ATTCTATAGTAACCCGACCCCTCTATCATTTTAAGCAACACACCCGTACAAAACAAATCCCATAAGCTACCGCTTCTACGATTCGCGCGCGAACGTAGGATGCCTGAAAGCTTTTCCCGTTTAGGGACATGTTATAAAATACATGTTGATATTTGTGAGACTTTACTGCCTAAGCCCCAGTACTGTCTCCGTGTTGCACTTTTCTTTTATTCTATAAAATAATTTCTTTTATTCTGTGTTGTATAGATTGAAATTTAAAACGTAACTGTTGTAATTGCCCAGTGAAATAGATGGTATTCAGTTACATCGATTTTTGATCGTTGTTTCTTTCGCAAAATCTGTAAAACCCATATAAAATTATAAAATACAAAAGAAAATACAAAATCATAAAATTAGATTAGATAATTGGCCCCAACTTATACTTCCGATGACCTACCCAGACTTGTTCTCGGTAGGCCGGAAGTTGGCCAATGAGCGATTCGTACCGTTAGTACGAACAGTTTTCACCCCTGTAGAGGTGACTACGGATATATTCCGTAAGATTACGTTGTACCGCGTTTTCTTAATTTAGAACTTTATATATTGAACATATACCAGAGGAAGGAGTGTTATCACTGTGGTTCATCCAAACTGCATTTAACATATTAATCCGGACACCATATGAATTTAGAGGATGGAGACTTTCTGACGAAAGTTGGTCCCTGTAAGTAGATATATAAACGCCCCGTATACTGTACTTCAAACCCGATTGGAAGGGACAGTTAAGATTAGTTCGCCTGATAAGTAGCACCGTTATTAAGTACTGCTTACGATTTTTATTAGAGATTCCAGTGTGAGAAATCATTTCGTCCGTGTGGACCTGGATATCGAATTCTTGAGTAAGATTTGTGGCTGATAGGAGGAACTTTGATGGCTGGTGAACAATAACTTGCTGCCATGAAGGAGAGATTTATATTATAGTGAGGAGACTTCGAAGATGATACTAGGTGAGACTCAATTAGAATTATTTCGAGTAAGTATCAACCTTAGCATAGAAGTTGCTTGGACGTAGCATCTGAAACATACAATGAAATCAAACGTCATATATAGCATCTAACAAAATGAAAAGGGCCTATAAACACAAGATGCAGGCCGAAAATTCGCGCTCCTATGGAGCGCAAAAGCTGCAGAGTCTGCCCGGACTCGAGTCGGAACAAAGTTTGTTCGAAGGAAGAATAAGACTTTCGGATGAGGAATTTACACACGCTATGGAAGAGATAGAAATGTCTCAACCAGCCCCTTTAGTATCACCATTGCCTTTAAGCTTTGGATACACATTTCCTTTGAACTCTGTTTCAACCCCGCCCTCGCGTGCACCCCCCGCACCTGTTATTAATTATTGGTCAGATACGATGTTACAACATATACCCGTACACGTGAATATGTTACCCCCCGTGCCTGTACCTATAACACCCCCTCAGCAACGCTCGCTTGTTACCCCATATATAAGACAACAAGCTCAGCAAATACCTGAAGGAACTACGAAACGCACTAAAGATTGGAGAATTAGCCCCCCAGGAGATTACAAGAACTTAAGTCAAATAAAAGCTTTTTGGAATTGCCTGTTAATGAATTCATTCTCACGTGCTGACTTTGTGGATCTTAAAGATAATGATGATTTCGGAAAATTAGCGATAAATAATAATTGGAGAGTTGTTCGTTCAACATCCCCTACACAAGATAAAGCTAATATACGAATGTTATCTGTTTTTAACCCCACACACACCCTTTATAAGGTTTTAGACGTAACGCCTTTATGCCGTAGTCAATATTTCAAACAATCATGTCGTGCACACAAGGTGATTGCCTGGTTAGACCCAGTCACCCAAGTGTTGTGCTTCTTCTTAGTTGGAAAATCTGTGGATTGTGAATCTGTCCGCAGGAATTTTAATGATTATGTTATAAAAGCGATATTTCCCGATACGACTTATACTGAATTTTTGCATTATGGAGGAGTTTATGTTGGAGAAGGTATGATTTATTTCCCAACTATGACCCACATACCTGTGCCTGGCTCGTTAAAAGCCAAACCCATTGATGCAACAATAGTAGATGCCGTAGCCGATGATCTACAACCTGACTTGTCTATGACATTAACTGATCCTGTCATGATGCAGAGCGCTCGTCGCTCTCAAAGTACTGTTAATAGACACCCTACCCTAGACCGTGAAGATCGTAAGGTTAAACCTAAAGATAGTCCCGATGCTCGCCGTAAACGAAGAACGGAAGAATGTACCCCGAAGAGCAAAGGATTGGCTATTGATATACCTTACCGCATTGTGAGACGTGCTGATCGTAATTTTGAACGAGATACTGATGATTTTGTTGCCCAATCGCTTAATGATAAAGGACAACAAGTAATCATGACCTTAAAAGTAGATTGCGATAAATATGATTGGGATAGGAAGAAATCTATTACCTTGAAGCATTTTGTTGATCTTATGTTCAACCATATGCCATCTAGAGGATATAGAATTGAAAACTATCAAGCACCAAATACTAGATTCGGGCGTTCCACTTTAGAGATGCTAATGCATCTTTGTTGTGGAATTAAAGTTTCTAGGAATAAGTCTCGTGCTGCTGTACGATTTAGAAAAATTGATTATAGTATTACGCCTAAAATGTTGTTATCCACTGACTTTGAACCATTCATCCTTTATGGAGGAATGATGAAAAAGACTTGTTTTTGGAATTTTGCAACTCAACAATACTGTAATTACCGAGGAGAAATTGTCGCAAAGAAGAATTACCATAAATATACTTATATGCTTACCAAAAATAATAAGTTGACTACTGGTATTCTTTTTCAAGATGTTGAAGATGTTGTGTACGCCCAAGTTAAGAACGGCGATCACTTTACCATTTTCCAATCTTGCGCTAATTTCTTTTCAAGTTTGTTGACAAAGGTTAAGCGATACATTGCTTGGCAAGGTGCCAAGAAAGTAGGAAAAGTTGTTATTGATACCGCATCTGATGCCTACCAATGGATCAAAACTGAGATCGAAAAACTTAAGAAACTATTGATGGACGCTTTACAGAGTGTTGTTGATAGTGTACGTGGAATGTGTAATTTTATTTCTGCCGCTGCCAGTGCCTTTTACCAGGCTTTGCGCAAATGTGGAAAAACGATTGCAGATTATGCCATGTACTTTTTCTCGAGTGTTTTTGGAGCTCAGGACGTTAAAGTAATTGACCCCAATACTATACCTGATGATGAGATTGAGATGAAAGAAATGAAATCCGAAGAGGAACTTTCAGACTCGTCAGTCGTCGATATGAGTATGTTTAACGAACCTGTTTATCAACAATTTGGTGGTGGAGATATCGCTGGTGTTTGTGGCTTTGGTATATCCTTAGCTGCATCAATTGCTGGCCTTACATCTACTGCTGATCCCAAGAAAGTAATGGAATTCTTTAGAGGAATTTCGATCATTAACTCTGGAACGAAGATAACCGTAGAAGTTTTTGAGAGGATTGCTGATGCCACGTATTATTATGTGACAGGTGATTTCTTATATGAATCTTCTCGTTTGTCAGAACGAATCAAGAAATGTTCGACTGAACTTGATGAGTGTTTTATTATACTTGACAACAGAAAACAAGATGACCCTATACCTACTGCAACCATGGAAAAGTTAGTTCGGTTACAAAAAGAACTACGCACATTAGCATTAGACTTTGCAAAAGTCCCTGCGAAAGCAGAAGGACGAAATGCGATTGGTTTGATGATTAGTGCTGCCCAAGAGCAATTGAGGAAAGCTGTTTTAGTTATGGCGCAAGCCGGAAATAGAATTAAGCCTACTTCGATCGTGATACATGGACCCCCTGGTGGAGGAAAATCTGATGTTGCCCGAGCGTTGCCCGTTCATACCCTTCAAAGGTTGGACGAGTTATGCGAGGAGAGCAATGTTGTTAACCCTTACAAACATGTTGACCCCGACAAATCTACTGTGACCTATCAATGTTTTGCAAAGAGAGAGTACTATGAAAATTATGGAAATCAATTTGCTGTGCAAATGGAAGAGTTGTATACAAGTCAAGACGTAGAAGTTAATGTTGAATGGTCAGCATTTTTCCAAGTCGCCTCAGATGATAAACCATTTGATTTGAATATGGCATTTGGTGGAAAAGGTTGTACTTTTTTTACCTCAGCTATGCTCATCGCAACTACCAATGATGAGAATCATGTGATTGTATCAAAGAGTGAGACTGCCTATTATCGTAGAATTGATGTTGATGTACATATGGAATCAGTTTATAAAGAAGGAACTACGCACCCATTGACCCATTCGACTTTTATCACTACTTCAGCCCACGCTAAAGTAATTGATGTTAAGAGATATGGAGTAGAACCTGTTGCTCATCATGATGCTAGAGGAGAACTCGTACATAGAGATCCGAGAAAACCCTTTAATTATTATGATTTAGTAAATCACTGTGCTCATTTGTTATATAAACGAATTTTTACGACGAAAGAAACTCAGAAGGTTTTTTCATTGAATGATCTCCGCGTAGGATGTAGTAAAGTTACACCTATGCCGATGGAACATGCAATCAAAACCGAAGAACGTAAAGCTATGTCAAAGTACGCCCCAGAATTCACACCTAAACGTAGACGCGACCGTCGAGGACGCGCGATGCATGTGGAAGTTGCTGGGCCTGATGATTCAAGCCCTATTTACGATGAAAAAGGAAAATTGATTGAAGAGGATGAAGGAACTAACGGACACGAAGCTGAAGGCATGACACCTGAAGAACTTAAACAAGAATATGCCGAGGTTTATAGTACCGCAACTGATAAACTTTCAATACCCCCAATGCTTGGACCAGACAAAATGGCCTACGTGTTGAATATTGATGCCCCTGAATTTTCACCTACAACTACTACTACTACGCTTTCATTAGCACCTGTAGATGTTGCAGACCCGACTAGAAAACAAGGAGGCTCATGGACTGATATTATCACTTCCGAAGACCTGCAAGAAGGAGGAGGAAGACACCCCAAGATAAGTGATGATAAAGGAACCATATTCGACCGTTTAGCAAGATGGTGGTATGACACTACTGATGATGGTAATTTTGGAACGATGCATCTGAAAGCCGCTAACGACTTTACAGGAGCTTTTTCGAGATCTGGAAACATATGGACAAGCCCTCGTGCTGATGCTGACCCAAATTGGTATTGCAGAGGAGACGAAGATGATCAAATGTTCCCAATGTCATATTCAAGACTAAAGTTTCCGATATTTCAACAAGATTATTTCCATTGGGATTTAGATGATTGGTATATGACTCACGAACATGTTCCGTTCTCAACCGCTCTACCCCCTGGAGATGGTGAAGATGGAAATCGTGACTTTTTGTACTGGTCATCACAACCCAAACACCGGAACGCACTTTGTTATTTGAATTGCTTGCCTAAACATACGAAAGAAGAATTGTTCTCCTTGCCACTATATAATAGTCAGCAAGTAGAAGAACTTTTCCAATTTTTGTTTGGGAACCGACTTTACATTGACAAATGCGAATCGAATGTGCACTTTCTAGTTAAACGCTTAGATCAAGAAAGGCGTTTGACAAAGAGAGATGAAGGAACGACTGCATGTTATGATATGTTCATTGATACTTTTTTGAGGATGACCAAGAAATTCCCTGAACCTACTAGGAATTGGTTGTTTAATAATATATTGTCAATTGTCTATAAGATTTTTACCGAATGCTGCCAAACGCGCCCCCCAACAGCTCTTCTTTTAGACAACTATGAATATATCACACAAACCTGGAAATGGCGTAAAGAGAGCTTATCACTTAAGAGTGGAGTTCACGCAAACGCTGTGGCCGGAGATGCATGTTATTCTTTATTTAAATCTGGTTTAGTTTTTGTGGCAGTAGTATCTGTTATTGCTGCTGTGGCCACTGTTGCCAAAATACTGTTTAGAAAAGTATATACGGTGACAGCACAGTCTGCTGCGAAAAACGAGCCAAACAATCGACCCCCAAAAGCCCATAAGCTTACAAATGCGAAACGCCGTTATGAAGTCGCTCAAAAGCAACCGAAAGGAGCCAAAGGAGGCCCTGTTTACAAACAAGTCAAGATTGACGAAGTAACAGGATACCCCGTTTGGGCTCAAGGACTTATTAACGATGGCGCTATGCGAGCCGCTGGAAATTCAATGTATGCATTATATGATAATGATTCTCGTGGTGTTGAACACTTTCGTGCCTGGATGTTTCAAGTATCTGGACATATTTGTGTTTTAAATGCCCATGTTTGGGATGCCTTAGATGAGCGCTTTATCGCGTGTCAAGCTACAGGAGCATTCAAACAAGTGAGGATTGTAAAATCACAGTGCATGATAGTGTATCGACCTTATGGGAGAGATATTGTCTATGTGCAAATGATGCAATTAGGACTCGGTAAGAACATGTTCGCTAACGGACATATACTTACGCGAGAGCAAGCCAAAGGCTATGTAAGCCCCAATTCATTACTTAGAATAGCTCCCGAGTGGACTGGTGAAGCCAGTTGGAGCAATGATTGGGAGGTGTCAGGACGTGCTACTCATTGTACTACACCTCAAATTAGACTTAGTCAAAATGGCGAAGCTGAACAAATTGAAGGCTTTTATGTTATACCCGACCCAAATAATGATTTTGGATTTTGTGGAAAAGTGTATGCTTGTCACTTTAAAGGTAAAACAGTATTCCCATGCATTCATGGTGGTGGAAACACTACCTCATGCTTTGGTGATGCTTTATATCAAGAAGATTATGATGAGATACTCAAGAACATGATACCCCAAGTCATGCAATTCGCTCAAGTTGGAATTGGAGCACCTGAACCTAATGGAGCTTATGAAGAAGGACCTCAAGATGATATTGACGTTAAAATCAACAAGAACCCTGTTGGTAAAAGTTGTTTCATTAAAACACCTTTTCATGAGCAAGATGAAGTTCCATGCCCCAAGCACCCTGCCGTTTTAAGCCGTGAAGCTTATGCCATAGGACTAGATAAACAAAATGCGACGAAAGATTGTATCAATCCTGACCCTTATGTGATTGAACTCATTCAGACTGAACATGTTAACCTCATGAATGGATTTTTGAGGGGAGAATTACCCTCAGAAGTTTATACTTGTGATATCTTATCCGAACGCGAAGCACTTTATGGAAACGATCAAGGTGTGGATAAATTTGATTTTTCTACGGCTGATGGCCAACGCCTTCAAGCCGCTGGGAGATCGCGAGCTGATCTCGCGGACCCGGAGAGTGAGACAACGAAGTGGACAATTGCGTACGTGCAATTGTTACTTTATTGGTTTTCGCTCGGAAAATTCACTTATCAACTCAATTCTAACTGTCTAAAAGATGAGCTCCGTGACCCCGAACGTGTAGCCGCCAAGAAGACCCGAATTTTCAATGTGACGGACTTCATAGATTGTCTTCTTCAGAAGATGATTCTAGGAAGTTTTGTCGCAAAGATGAAACAATATTTCTTTACCAATCCTATGGCATGTGGCATTACTCCTGGAAGGCGTCATTGGAAACAGATCTATGATATGTTCAAAGATGCAAAGTACGGTATTAATGCTAGTGATGTTAGTGGTTGGGATTATTGTGAATCTTTCCCTTTCCTTTATGTGATTGTACCTTGGATTTGCACGTTTTACCCTGCGTGTGCAGTCCCTGGTTCATTTACATCACAACTCATTCTTTGGGCTGTAGCTTCTTGCCTGCAAGGCTTGCGCTGCGCTTATGGTAAAGGCTATGTTCTAGGTCGTGGTAACACGTCCGGAAATTGGCTGACAACCATATTGAATACCATTTATAATTACTTATTTCACGTAATAGCTTATTATTGGTTAGCTGAACAAAATGGCGTTGACCCCCGCGCTACTTTCAAAGTTGACTTTATATGTGAGCTTTACAGTGATGACAATTTAAGTATGTCATGTGAATATGAATGGTGGACTCCAAAGAATGTTGCCATGGCTTTTAAGAAGCTGTATGGCATTACTCTTACAAACACCGACAAAGGTGAGGTTACGGATGGCTTGTTGAACATCAATGAGGTAGATTTTCTTTCGAGAAAATTCAGGCCTCATGAAAAGTACACAGGCATGATCTGTGCCCCTTTGGCGCGTGATTCCCTATTAGCTCAGCTCTTTTACGTGCGTAAACAAAAAGGAGTCGACGTAACTGAAGACTTCGTTTATAAACAGCTCGAGATTAACATTGGTAATGTTGTTCGAGAGTTAAGAGAGTACCACTACGATGAAGCGAAACCGATTTATGATTGGATTTGCCGAACAGTAGCTGAGAAACGTTTACCAATAGTTGTACCAGGCTTTGATAGGACGGTGTCATATAATGATACCTTTGCTGTCTATAGTTAACTATTGTATTGGATGAGCGCACACTCAATAAAATGTGTATATTACGTGGTGTCGCACGTAGTATTAGAGACGCACTTAGTCCTAAGGACGGCCCGTCATTCTAAGACACTTTAACTGTTGCGCAGGGAGTAACACCTAACGCAACGTGAGTAAATTGTTACGCCGATTCATTGCAAGATGCTCAAAACCCCACTACTACTACAGATTCTGGTTTATCCACTGTGGTAGGACCCGAAGTTATCGCTTCTGAACCCGTTGATAGCTTCGTTCCTATTATTAAGAGGATGTATTCTGAGGATTACCCCTGGTTCAATAGAGAGTTTGAAATATGGCCTGAAAACCCATTGTCATTCTCTCCATCAGGAGGATCTCCAAATCAATCTTTCCAACTAATGACTATACTTCTAAGAGAACAAACGAATAATCTCATGAGAAGGTATGCTTATTTTAGGTGGGATACAATTGATGTACGTCTTACTTTTACTGCCCCTAAGAATCTTACCGGAGCATTTACATGTGCAATTATTCCTTATTGCTCGAATTGGGGTTTGTGGACCGACGATCTTGTCGGAATTACAAATTCTCAAATCATGTTACGTGAAGATTCTCACTTTGTTGATATCGGAGAAAGTTATGATGTTAAAATGACATTTCCTTGGTCATTTAAATATCCTATGTTTAACATAGATTGGTTACTTGATCCGTCGGGATATAAGCCCGAAGGCGATACGCCAAACATAGCAGCCCAGTTTCTTGCTGGAGACCCAATACTATGTTTGAACAAGATATTCCTAGCATGGGTGACATCAGTCACTAGCTATGGTGTAGCCGTAAAAGGCTACTGCAAGTTCAACGGAATGAAGTTCTTTGGACCTTGCATTGCAGACCCTAGTGGTGGAACTGGAGTACAGTTTGCCCAATCGGGAATGTTTGAAAATATCGCTAAACCCTTACTTAATCAAGTCGGTAATCAACTTATGAAAGAAGCGACAGAAGCAGGAACCGCTTATGTCAAATCAAAAGTTTGTGAAACTACTGGCTTTCTTTGTGAAGGTGATACTGGTGGAGGAGGAGAACCCTCAAATCACGAGGAAGAAAGTGATTATGTTGGCTTCGGAGGACAAACCGTTGCAACATTAACTTCAACACTCGGAGATACTCTCTCTACATCTAGATCACCAATCATGCCCATTTTTGGCACTCGTCGTGGACGACCTGTCGGCGCACCTGTTCGAGGAAAAGATGCACACCATATTAATCATTTTCTCAGCAGACCAGCACCAATAGGATACTTCACGGCAACTGGCCTAAGCTCATCTAGTTGCTTTCTGAGCAACAATATTTGGGCGAATCATAATCAAATTGTTGATATTGATGGACAAAATTTCCCAGCTACAACCTGGATAAGATATTTCAAACCCTTAGCCAGGCATTGGCGAGGAACCGTCATGATGCACTTTGTAATATGCGGCCATGCCATGGTGGAATGTGAATTCACCACAGTGTTGACTTATAATGTAAACACGTCTGTACCAACTCGAGAAGGATTTAATTCTTATGACACACATCGTACCGTTTTCTCTGGTAGTAAGACAGTGACAGTACCTATGCCATATCTTACCCATGATGATTATAGTACGTATGGAGTGGCAGCTAAGATAAATGATATCTACGACGCGGCTACGACTTACGTTTCAGCAACATTGACAGTGCGAGCGACCATGCTCGATGCTACACCCGTTATACCGTGTTTCGTCTTCTACACTATCGGTAATGACTTTAAACTTTTCCAGCCTGTAGCGCCAGGTGTGTCTTTGAACCCTAGATACACCGCGCCATCAGGCGATCTTGAAAAGTCTGTTGTTATTGGAAAGAAGAAGAAGGACCCTAACATAGTATTTGCGCAGGTACAAATAAACTCTATTCAGAGTGGAGAATTTCAGATGGTGGATTGTTATAATACCCCAGATGCTGGCCTTTTGAAACCATTGACTACGATTGAAGATCTTATGTCAATTTGGTCTCGAGGCAGTACTGCTTGGGATTCACCTAGTGAAGATGCTTATTACACTTGGCGAAAGTTAGCATTTCCTGTGTCCTGGTCGACAAACACGCTGTTTAAATCTACATTTTATCCTGACCCATATGATGTTTCAATTTGGGCAAAATTAGATTATATAGGCTATTTGTCTTCGATTTTCCTATTTTGGAAAGGAGAGATTGCTTACAAAACAATAGTGCCATTGACTATAGCCGAGGAATACGGCAATTCGTATTTATCAGTAGCATTAGGAACACCTCTGTCTTTTACAGACTATGAGGAATCATGTGATGATGATACATATTTGGTAGCGCCAGTTGTCAATCCAGGCAACGGGTGCATTATATCAGATCCGTCAATAAATCCTGTGTTAGAGTTTTCCTTTGGATATAGAGGAACCACTGCATTAGGAGACACTAGATGGGGAACGCAATCTAAGTACGCGAATAGTGGAACAAACTTTTTGCAAGTCTTAGCGACTCCATCGACAATAAGCTCGAACCTTTTCCATTCGGAACAGCAGATCGAAGATTTTGCAGTTCTGAGGAAAATTGGACGCGGTTTTGCACTTTTTACTGAGTGTTTGCCACCTCCACAACCAATTTATTTGTACAGAGGTCTTACGGACCCTGGAGAACTACCCCCTCAAGCAAAAGAAATGAGAAGAAAGTACATACCGAAAGGTGTTGGAAAAGCTGGTTTACGACCCAGCTCCTCAAAGTAATTGCCAGGAG